TGGCTAGGAATAGTAGTTATTATATTTAATGTTCTTTTTGAATCTAATAAACCTTGGGTTGCCATTAGAAGAGGTAATTCTATTCTTGGGTTTATAGTTTCACTAGACCATTGGAAAGTAACGGGCTCTGGTGGTGGATTTATACCTGTAAGGCCCGAAGTATCTCCTTCATTATTGTTATCAATATCATTATCTTCAATAAATTTATTAGACCACCATTTAACATTAAGTGAATCAATTCTAAATTTAATTTCATCTATTAAAACTTTAACAGAGGTACTATATGAGTATCCCCCACCTTCTAAATTAAATAAGTTTATACCTTTAAAAATATTATAAAAATCAGTATTAGTATTTACAGCTTTAATTCTTCTTTGTGGGAAGGAAAAAGTATTATCATCATTATATTCTATAGTTAATAACCAATCCAACCCAGCATAATACCCAGAATTTTTATTTTCATTTAATACTATTATATTACCATTAACATCACTAGTACCTTCATCGGTATTTGAGGAAATAAAAATAGTAGGTTGTCTTTGATATCTATAAGGATTATTAGAATTGGGGGATAAGGAATTTAATATTAATTCTTCATTTATTACATTTAATTCACTATTTTCAAAAGTACCTGATTCAGCTGCCACATTTCCTATTTCATTTATTAAATCATTTTTTTCGGACTGGGTCATACCTTCTGCTAATTCTTCAATACAAACATTTAATACACCATCTAATTGTTGGAGTTTTGTAATTATAGTTTGTGCAGCATCCTGTATAGTTTTACCAGCTTGTGGGACTACTTTAAGAGCACCCTTAGCTCCTTTTAATAAATCTCCTAAAGTATCTAAAGAATCTGCTAATAAAGTAATAACATTTATAGGAATACCAGCACCCGGGGGAAATGATACTGGTACTGGTATTGCTTTTATTACTTTTACTGCAGTGCTTACCGTTGTAACTATGGTATTTGTTGTTTCTGCTGTTGCTTCTACAGTATTAAAAGCTCCAACAACATTTTCAAGAGCACCTTGGATTTGATTTTTTTGCTTTACTATTTGTAGTAATTCTTTTTTAGGAGGACAACTATTCTTAAATTTATCAACCATAGCATCTATAGCAACCTCAAATTTTGTTAAATTTTTGATTACTTTAGTAATACTTTTTATTAATAATTTAGATAAAAAAGACATTATTTAGATTTACTTACTTTTGATTTATACATTTGAATCCTATTAAGCATAGTTTGAGCTTTAACTAGAGTTTGAGTAGCGGGTGCTGGTATTGATGCATTGGGTACAAAAGGAATTGGTGTTCCTATTGGTGTTCCTAAGGCGTTACATAATGAAATTAATGATGTTAATAATGATGAAAAATCTGATAGGAATTTATCTCCTAATATTACAGGTTCAGTAGCATTTTTATCACCTAAATAAATTTCAGGGGAGGATATTATTGTTTTTGGTGTATCAATATTTACACTATTTACTGAATTTAAATTTATAGTATCAGAAGATGAAAATAATATTGAATCAGACTTTGAATTAAATAATAATCTACCAGAATTTAAAATTATTTGCTCTTCATTAAAAAGAGGTGCTGCTATAGGAGATGAAGAGTAAGATTTATAATTTTTACTTGATAAATCAATAGGGATTTCTTGTGTAGTCGTCAAGTAAACGCTTGACTTATCATCATTTATATCTTCTACTTGAGGAATCCAAGGATCACTATCCTCTTCATGCTGGCCATTTTTTATTATAGTAATAGCATCACCATTTTCCCCGGATTTAGACCAAGGATTTGGGATACTTGCATCTTTATTAGTTGAACCAAATCTAAATGATTGTCCCCACCTTCCTTGATATATTAAATCACCCTCATAAGGTTGAAGATTTCTAATTGATAACTTTTCCTTAAAATCTTTTCCTAAATCAATTTCAGTACCTCCATCAGTGACCCTTCTAACAGAACCTACTGATGTTTGTTCATAATCTTGGGATTGTGCCGCTGGTGTTGATTCACCATTAATAGGATCTGGGATTGCATTGTGGTGTGTACTATTCCAAATATTTATAGGTTGGAAATAATAAAATGTTTGTTCGTTAACATCCCCTTGGACATTACTATTTGGTAAAGCTATAACATACACTAATTCATTTTTTACTGGTATGTTTGAATTATTAGGGAATAAAGGCCTGGCGAAATTATCAGTTGTAAATTGTGGGTTTGGGTTTGGAGAATTTAATTTATCGAAAAATATACAACCTATTGAACTCCATTCACCAAATTTTTTAAACGCCTTATTTTCTGTTTTCTCATCAACCATAGCATGTCTAACCCTAGCTGAAAATATAGATGAGGGTTGTTGGTTAGCAGAAGGAGTGCCTTTAAGTGAATTTAATCCCGTAGGTATTTGTGCCATTATTTGTTTTCTTTAGAAATTTTTTCCATTTCAGCTAATAATTGATCTTTTTCTTCATCAGTTATACCTAACCCTCCACCAACTTCCATATTTTGGAGTGCTCTTTGGACAATAGTAGCCATTTTAATTAATGAATCATCATTTTTAACTCCAATTTCCATATATTCTTTAATAAGGGGTACTATTAAAGTAGCATCACCTATTTCTTGAACTAAAGGTTTCAGTTCTGATATTAGAGCTACTACTTGAGCATCTCTCTTTTTTTGGTTTTGGTAGATTTCTTCTAATAAATCAGAAAATTTTTTATCTCCAAAAACGTATGAATCTAATTGTCCCATAATGTTTTTGATTATAAATATATATTTTTTAAATCTATTTTGGGGGGAAGTATCCTTGATCTAAATAAAACAAATACTTTTCTTTAAATATAGCATATAATTTATTAGCTATTTTGGTAATTTTGGGAGTTTTAACATCTACCATTTCACGAATATAAATGTATAGGGCCTTTTTATTGAAAACATCAATAGCATCTCTTTTTCTAAATAACTCTAAAATAGCATCTGCTATAGAAGCATCATTACCTTTTGGAAATAAAACGTAAATTCTATCAGTACAATACTCTACATATTGATCTATAAATAATGATAAACGATCTTCATATTTATAATCTTTATTTTCCTTTAAATTTCTATTACTAAATTCTTCATCTTCTATTAGAACTTTAGTATCCTCTAATCTATTTTGAGATACAATAAATGATGGAGAGGAGGTATCTATCTGGGAATAATGGTTTAATTCTGATATTGGTACATTTTTTATTTTTTTACCGTAATTTTTTTGATTATAAACTATTAACCAACGTTTAACTATAGTTCCAAAATATGAATATGCTTTAGCTCCATTCTCAGGGTTAAATAAATGTATTTTAGATAATAAAAAAGTAATTATTTCATGTTGTAAATCTTCTAAATTCTCAACACCATCAGTATGGTAAAATTTAAAGGTATGGATAATATTTTCTGTAAGTTTATAAAAAGCCCAATGTATGTGTTCTGCATATATATCGCTTCGCTCTTCGGGATCAGAGGAGCGATTGTATCTAACAATCGCTGCTTCTGTAATTTTTGAGAAATATACTTTCTTTTGAGGTTGAGCTTTATGCCTCCTTATTATCTCATCCATAGGTTATTTTTATTCCTTTAATCGAAAATCATTAAGAATTTCTTGAATTTGTTTAATTTGCTTAAAGAAAAAACCTATTTCATCATCGGATTCAAATGATCCTTTTATGTCTATTTTTTTGATTTTTACATCTGCAACTTCTATTACTCTAGATATTTTATCTAAATAATCTAAATAACCCAATACAATATCTTCTGCTTTTTCATTTTTCTTTAAAAGATTCCAAGTTGTAAATCCTAAAATTAAAATTATTAAACTTAAAACTGATATAATCGCTATTGCTGTTGTTGGAATTATTTCCATTTTTATAATTTATCAAAAATATTTTTTAAACCCTCACTCTGAATAGAACCTAGTGCTTTAGACTTAGTGGATTTGTTATTGTTAGACAATGTATAATTTTTTTTACTGGCATCCACATTATTTTTAAACTTAGGTAACCACTCGATTTCAAATTCAATTCTAGCTGCCATTATGTCTGCTTGATGTAGGATAAAAGGTAAGGAAGTACGAGGTTTTTGCTCGGGCATCCATCCTTTTAAATACTTATCATTTGCTGAATCATATAATCCATCATGAGTTTGGATTGCTATCATTTCATTAAATGTATACTTAATACTATTATCCTGAAGGAGAAATAATCCCCTATCTGGAACAGCTGAGAATGCTAATTTTTTGTTAAACATATAATCTTCACCTAATTTATCTTTCCTCCATTTATCTGTTTGGGGAAGATAAGATTCATGATTAGCATCACCCATTTTACCTAAATCATGGTTAATAGCTGAGAATACTAATTCTTCGGTTGTAAATGTAGTCATATCACAACCAAACCCTTCCCAAACAGCAGACATTGATAAAGCAGCTTTAACTACTCTATTGACATGATCTACATAACCTCCAGGAAAAGCTGAATGGTATTCTTTTTTATGAGCAGCAGGCATAAGCATAATACGCTCCGCATATGTTTCATAAAATTTAACTAATTGTTCTTTACGAGGGGAAGAAATATAAGTATCAATATTACTCATAAATTCAACCCAATTCATTTGAATTTGATCTGCTGTTAATTTCATAACTTTTATTTTTAGATTATCCGTTTCTTAGAACTCCGGCTTCGCGTTCTATTAAAGATTCAAGTTCTTCAATTTTATTGTAAACTTCTTTAAGTTGTTTTCTAAAAGTATCAACGTCGCTTCCACCACGAGCTACCATTAGGTCTAAAGTTTTAACTCCGGATTTGATATTCACAAATCCTTTGTCAACTAATTCTTTGTTTCTAAATGCCATATTTTTATAATTTATTAATGTGTATCCAATGTACAACCACCCCCCCATTCATCCAACCTATATTCCTAAACCCCTATTTCCTTATTTTTTCCTAAATATCTCAAAACCCGTATTTCCAAGGTACCCAAAATTTTTTTAATAACCAAATTAAAATTAATATTCTTTAGAAATTTCTAAAATTTTCTGAATATGTGCACATTTTTCATATTCTTCTCTTTCTGGAGATTGGAAGTGTTTTATTGCTAATTCTAATGATGTTTCTAGAAAATCATCACTGTGGGTTACTATAGCTTCTATATGATTATCATCTTCAATTTTTATTTTTTTAATATAAAACCAAGCTCTATTATAAGCAATTGCCTCCCCAGCTGCAGCTAACTCCTCAGGGTCTAATTCCATATTAGAATTTTTTAATATTCTTATAGCTTTTTTCCTAAAATTTATATGGTTAAGAATAAGTTTTTTATGCATACCTAACCAATAAGCAGGAGTTGAAGTCAAATCAGCATAAGTAGTAACATTATTACTCACATCATCTGAACCAAACAAGTTAAAAATATTTTCAAAATCTATTTTCCCCATATTTAATATTTCACCTTTGAATCTCCTCCTTTTATTCTATAAAGAGCATACTCCCACTTTTCACAAACATTTTTATATTTGTGTTTTGTTTGGCCTTCCATTTTTTTACATTGGGCCTCAAATTGAGATCTTAATCCTTCTTTTTCAATAATATGATACATTTCATTTAATTGATCTTCTTGGTAACTCATTTGATAGGATATTTATTGTATACTAATATATGGTATAAATATTAGTAATCCAAATTATTTATAAATACTTTAGAAGTACCTCTTTCATTCTTAATAATATAGAACCCATTTAAGTCTAAACTATTAATATTATTAGTTGTATGTATTAAATCACCGCGAAAATTGTATATATAATGCGTAAAATCGCGTGTATATTCGATGACATCCATAGTACCATAGCAGTTGTCGAAAACGGGATTAAATGCAATATAATTATTATTACCTATCAAATCTAAATTAATAGAATTATTAGGACCTACAATACTTACGGTAGCTTCACAAGTTTCTTGATAAGATTGAAAAGCTGAGTTTACACAGTTAAAAGGATCACTCCAATTAGAATATGTATTAAGTAAAATTATAGGAAGTGGCAACTTTTTGCCATTAATACATATAAGTAGGCAAGGTGAGACTTGAACTCACGTGTAACCAACTACTCTTTCTACAAGGTATAAGCTTGAGGAGATACTTGCCTATATGGTGAACCCGGTAGGATTCGAACCTACGACCGTCGCCTTAGAAGGGCGATGCTCTGTCCAGCTGAGCTACGAGTCCATAAGTCAAATAACGTTTGGAAATTTGGTACCGCTGGGCGGGCTCGAACCGCCACGAGCCATTCGGCTCATCAGATTTTAAGTCTGACGTGTCTACCAATTCCACCACAGCGGCATTAGTTTATCTTTTAAAGATTTTCTGGGGGTATAGAATTAATATATTGAGATTCTGCTTCTTCTTGCTCTTTATATAGTTTTTCTTTATCTTCATTTGTTAAACTATCCCACCAAGCATTATAATTAGCAGTCATTTCTTCTTGAGTAATAGGGGTACCTAATTCTTCTTGTTCTTTTGCAGTATTCATAACTTTTTTTTATTTATTAACAATCCCAATCATATGCCGCAATTTGCAAACAAAGTAGTGGTGAAGAAGATGGAGATGCTTTCATTTCTTTCAAGGCAGTATAAATAACCTCAATTTGCAACCCACATCGTTCTACATTATTCCATATTTCAAGAATTTGGGTCATTTCATCTTCTTTAATCTTCTCTAAGAAATCTTTTTTAAATTGTGGTAACATATCTTTATTTATTATACGTGAATATACGACTTTTATTTGGATTTACCAAATTTTAATGTTATTAAATTGTTAATTTTTTTTAATCAAGCTTTACGCCATTCTCAAGCATCAACTCTCTGAGATGTTCTCTACACTTCTGATAGGTTTCGTATTTGTCCTCACTATATTCTGAATCGGGCATATATTTGTATTGTGCTCTCAGCCATTGGTCCATTTCCCACAATACGGAATGCATATTTAAACCTTGAGTTGCCATATCGAACTCACGTGAATCTTCAGGTAGATTGAATTCTAAGATTGCTTTCATTACTTTATATTTTTTATTACATGGTAAATATACGAAGGCCCCCTTGAAAAGCCAAATTTTTTAATAAGTTCTTAGATGCTTTAATGTAAATTTTAAATTGCTATTTTCTTCTTTTAACTTAGCATTGTTTGCTTTCTGTTGGTCTATTTCTTTTCTCATTCCCAAAATAGCAGACTTATAACTTTCAACTTTATCTTGAAGTTTATTTATTTTCTTCCTATTAAAAAGATCCATAAATTTATTTAATAATTTCCCACTTAAAAGGATTTCTATTTCTTTGGTATTGCTTCATAAGCCACTCTAAACGATCGGTTTTAATTTGCATTAAGTCAACTCTTCCACTTTCAATTTCAGTGATTTTTATTTTATATAACATTGTTTTTAATTTTAATTAGGTCGTCTCGAAACTTCTCTTCCACACAATATAACATCTATACATACGTATATATTATGATATCTCCAAACCAATACGACCAGTTGTTTTTAAATAGTATGAACTTGCGGGTATTGTGGTAGTAGGGGTAAATCCAAAACGACCCCCATCACCAAATACACTTATAGAAAACCCATAGAGATTTTCAATTAATGACCCTTCATCAACCGAAAGTGAAAAGCCGCCGAATGTGCCTAAACATGAGGTTTGTGTGGTAAGAGATTGATTGGCAGTTGAGTTAGCTTCCAGTGTAAAGTAAGCTACCGAACCAATTGTCGTCGGTGTATTTTCTAATTCGAATGTGTAAGTAACTCCGGCCGTCAGATCTGACGTTCCTAAAGTACCACTTCCATCTAATGATGAGCTGGGATATATTGGCATAATTCTATTGTTTTATGATAAATATCACGTTTTGTGGGTTCCGTTTATAATTTCCGAAGAACTTAAGCCTTCGAAGCGAGGCACATACAACATAGATTTGGCCCACTCCTTACCTATAATTCTCTTATCCCTATACTCCTCACCAATTACAAAAACATCCGGGGAGAAGTGTTTGATTGTAGCTGCTAGCTCCTCATCCGAACCAAAAGGTATTACCGTACGAATGTATTTAATTGCTTGGAGGAATATTATTCTATTAGCTAAAGTATTCACCGGGCGACAGAAGCCCTTCATCTGACGAATGCGCTCATCTGAGTCTATTCCCACCACTACATCTCCTCCTTGCTCCCAAGCTTTTTTAAATAGTTGGATGTGCCCCGCATGGAGCACATCAAAACAACCATTTAACCATGTTACTTTAGTTGGCATATGCTAATGCTACTTCAAATAACTCTTTATTTATTCGCATGTCTTGCTTGAAGTTCTTTATCTCACGTGCTTTTCGTGCTTTACCACCTGCGCGGTAATCGAAGTCACCCGTTACTATTTTTTCTTGAACTACATTAAATACTGACCAAAGATCTGATCCTTCATCTTCCTTCCTAACTGGTTGGATAAGTACATCATAATCAATTTCAATACGCTTCATTTCTTCTTTTGAAAACCTAGTATTAATAGCTTCTTGAGCAAAGGCAATAATTTGCTGCTCCGTTAGCTCCTGCTCCTTCATTCGATTCATTGACTCTACTGTCAATGGAAGCCTTTCAACCATGTCTTTAATTAGATCTTGTAGATCCTCAAATGAATAACCCATATGACGCATTTTAACGTCTTCAAATTGAGCATCTGCAATAACTAATCCATTTGAGCAAACCAAACGATAGAGACCTGCTTGGAATTGGAAGGAATTCTTCCCATCATGCGAATTAGTCATTAGGATTTGTGGAAATACTGTATCACCATCATCACCATTAATAACAACATCATCATTTCTAAACACTAGTAAGTGCTTTTGAAAACCTTTCGTTGAGCGCTTACGAGCTTTCACTTCTTTAGCTTCAATTGGCTTCCAACCTAGAAGCTCCATATCATCAATTACACGCTCCGTTGGAATGTGTGTGTAGTGTTTTGAAACCTCACTACTTGGCTCATTTGCAAATACTGATGGAGCTAAGCTCGCAATGTTTGCTTTTGTTAAATACTTTGCTGTTTGCAAATCTTCTGAATTCATCATAACTTTTATTTATTTAATTTATACAATTTTTATTTCTAACCTCATTTACCCTGTAAATATACGAATGCTTCCTCGAGAAGCCAAGTGCTTCACCGGAAGTCTTTAAGATTTCTTCAATAATGAAGGTGAAACATTAATCATTTGATTATTATCTCTGTCTCTAACCTTAATGTTATTGCTCATAATTTTAATAATTTCAAATGTTCGAATGGGATCGACTTTTTTATGCATGATAAATACTACCTCACCAACTTGAAAATCATCTTTTCCCAATCTAGCGGGAGCTTCACCTACTTGGGCTTTCATTGTGGCTCTTAAACCACCTGAATCATAACGAATGGTACCTAATGATATAGTAACACCATAATCTCTTTCTAATTGATCTACGGCTTTTTGAAAATCACCTCTAAATCTTTTAACATCATTTTTTGTTAAACTCATAACTTTTATTAATTTTTATTAGTATTTGTGCTTTTTGCACCTCATTTACATCGTAAATATACGAAGGATCCCTCGCTTCTCCAAGCGATTCACCGGAAGTCTTTAAAGAGCTAATGCAAATACAATAATCATCACAATAATATACAAGGCTCCACTTATGTCTATACGTTTTCTCATGCTGATAGATACGAAGCGGGTGGCAATTATCCACATCTTTAATATTACGCTTTGGTGACGTATTACTATATAAGTATATATTTTATCGATAGTGAAGTCTTTTAGTACTCTACAAATGCGCCCCTGCGGGTTTTTGAGGCCCTTATCCTATATGGCCTTTAATATAATATATTTGTATATACCATCGATGCTTTAGAGTTATACTCGATCTAAAAAGCCCGCTACACCCTTTTTGACGCATATCCACGCGCGATGGACGGCGGCACATCGTGGGTTATTATTACGTACATACGCCGTACGCCGCACGAACAATTATAGTTATTATATGTGTGTAGGTAAGTACCCAGTAGGTTATAATTATACATTACCATATAGTAAGGTACCCACCACGGTAGGTTATGTCACCGCAGGAGTACCTATAGTGATTATAATAACCACTTATTATTTATTGTGTACCGTATTAAATCTACTGTACTTGGTACGCACACTCAACTGGCCTACGATAACCATCATACTGATAATTACCATTGTCAATCACCACTCCATCACATATTGCCAAGGCATGTCCACTAACACCAACAATGTAATTGCCTTTCTTAAAATCTTGGGCAAATGCTTTAACAGTGTATGCAACCGGCTTATGATTGTAACGTGGGTTACACATATCACCACCTTGTTTTGGACCATGTCCAAAGAACCTTAATTCTCTAGTAATGCCTTCATTAAATAAATCAAGCTGGCCCACCTCATCAAACGCCATTTTCTTAACGTTGTCCAAAGTAGACATCATTTTAAAGGTACCTTCACCTTTTTTTCTGTCAAATGTATCAGCTACATACTTATGTGCTTGATCATAATTCACGTCACAGGCATTTGCAATGGCTCTCACCACGCAATCATTCTTTTCCTTGCTAGCAACTTCACTTGAACCACTAACTTGATAACCACTTTCGAAATTTTTTAACATAACCTTTATTTTTTAATATTAATGTAATTGGCCTTAACTCATTTACACCGTAAATATACGAAGGCTCCCTTGGGGAGCCAAATTTTTTCGCATAAGTTTTTATCTTACATCATTTTCTAGACATTTACAAGCATATTCTTGAGCTTGCTCATCAGTCATACCTTTATTAATTCCTTCTTCATATCTATTTTGTAGATATTCTTCGTTTGTTATATAACTCATGTTATCATCCTTTCTTTTAAATTATTATTATTTTCTTTATCCATTTA